AAGCCAGGTGAGTTCGGGGTATCTAAGGGTAGCCGGACGATCTGGTACATGTGGCTTGGCTCTAGATTCTTGGAATTTGAGAGCTTTGGCTTTTTGAATGAAGAACATTGGGCCTCTCGTGAACTGTGTGGAGGTGGGGTTGAAGGGATCCCTCTTTTCTATCTCGGATACCATCTGGAAAAAATGGCTCAGAAGAGTGGGGTCCTTTACGCCGATGACACTGCTGGATGGGACACTAGAATAACTATGAGTGATTTGGAAGATGAGAGGCTGCTGGTTGAGAGCATGGAAGGAGAACATAAAAAACTGGCTGAAGCTATTTTTGATCAAGCATATAAGGTTAAGGTGGCTCTGTGTCCAAGACCGGGACCCCATGGTGGAACTGTCATGGATGTGATAAGTCGAACTGATCAGAGAGGTTCCGGACAAGTTGTCACGTATGCCTTAAACACTTTGACTAACATCAAGGTTCAACTGATCCGTATGGCAGAAGCTGAGGGAGTCTTAGGTAAAGACTTGTCTGATAATGGAATGTCTGACTGGCTGGAAAAAGTGGGCGAGGATAGACTTGAAAGATTGCTAGTGAGTGGTGATGATTGTGTGGTCAATGCCATTGATGAAAGATTCAGCACCTCGTTAGTCTGGCTTAATTCTATGGAAAAGGTCAGGAAAGATGTGGGATTGTATGATCCCTCAACTCCTCACAGAAATTGGGAAAAAGTGGAGTTCTGCTCAAATCACTTCCATAGGCTGTTCATGAAAGATGGGCGTTCCATTGTGGTGCCTTGCCGAAATCAAAATGAACTTATTGGTAGGGCTTCAGTCAACCAGGGTGGTAGCGGTGGAGTGCAGAGTTCTGCATGTCTCGCCAAGGCTTACAGTCAAATGTGGCTTTTGATGTATTTCCACCGGAGGGATCTGAGATTGTTGGGGCTGGCTATAATGAGTGCTGTTCCGGCGAGATGGATACCTGTTGGCCGAACAACATGGTCAATTCATGCGACAAAGGAC